CAGCGCCAATGTAACCTGAGTTGGATGCAGCGCCACTGTTACCTGAGTTGGATGCAGCGCCACTGTTACCTGAGTTGGATGCAGCGCCACTGTAACCTGAGTTGGATGCAGCGCCACTGTAACCTGAGTTGGATGCAGCGCCACTGTCACCTGAGTTGGATTTTTCCTTCTTTGTTTTTATCGCTGAAAACACATAATCAATATGGGCTTTAACTAATCCGATAATTCCTATTTCTGCCGAGACTTTTAATTCACTGCTAACCGTTTTTACTTCATCTGATTCGTTATCTCCAGATTGTTCAACCTCGAAAAATCTATTATGCGCAGGTTCGTAGAATCGAAAAACATCAAGCGGCGACTGACACGCGTGGAATCCACTATTGCATAATTCTATTTGGTCTTTTGTTTTATATTCGCCACCAATTTCGTATTGGTAGTTTTTGCATTGCATGTTCTTGTCCATACCCTTGTAGGCTTTTATCGGTTTGTCCATTTGTTTCCCTCCTAGCTCAAATTCCCCCAAATTTCAGATTCAATGTCTTCTTTCGTTTCTTCTGTAAGTTCCCCTGAAAATTCCTTACCATCACACGATATACCAAAAAGCTCAATGTACTCTGGTGATCCAGGGTAGTCGCGTGTGGCCTTCTCTCCGGCGTGAAGGATGAATTCAACCGTTACTGGAAGATCAGTATAGTATTCTCTTATGTCAGGCATCGCTTTTCTCCACATATCCAGGCTTGAGAATCAGGGAATCCTTCCAGTCGCCGGAGAATTCAGGGGCGTAGGCTGTGGGGATTTCGATATGATCGTCATCAGTATCAAATTTTTCGGCAGCCCTTACTGGTTTTTTCTCATACTGATACCACTTCAAGTTCATATCCTGTGCAGCCGCATTCATCTTCGTCGGTTCAAAATGCATTTGGTCTCCTAAAAGCCGCCACCGCCTATCTCGCGTCCAAGCAAGAGGAGGGTAAGGCGGCGGCAGCTAGGGGAAAGTCAAAAGTTGTTCTCTCGCTGGACAATGAGATAATACCACCATGGCTTTCCATTGTCAAAGGGAAATAATTATTTTTATTGAAGTTTTTTATTGACATGACCTCATGGTCACGTGTTGTCAAGTTCTTTTCGAGATGAATTGTGTGACCCTCGTAATATGTTAGCCCGTTACAGAGTGCGCCAGAATCATCCCTGAGGTCTTCTTTTTCTATTACCGTCCATTTTTTGCGCTTGAAGGTAAATGTGAAGTCTTTCATTTATCGCCTTGCGTTCCTGAGCGTGTCGATGTTTACACGCTGGATGCGAGCGTTTTCCTTCTCTGCCTTGTCCAGCAGGATTTTTAGATTGTCCTGCGTTGGGTTCTTTGAGGTACGCCGTAGGGAGTCAATGAACGCCCTGTGTTCCTTACGTCTGGTAATCCCCTTTCCCTTAGCGTTACGCAATACATTCTGTACGCTTTTAAGTGAGTATGGAGATGTGGTCTTCAGAAACCCGCTCTGCTTGACAAGGGTGGTCGTGTATCGTTCGTCTTTAGTTGACGTTAGATCGGCTACAGCACGACCGAATCCAGCGAATTGACTCCTTAATAAATGGTCTATCTTTCGTGGATCATCAGTAAATGACGTAAATCCGATGACTTCTGAGAGAATCTTACTTACTCGGCTCGCGCGCTTGGCTCCCTTGCGAAGGCTTGGGTCAAGATCATTCTCCCATGGCGGCACGATATACGTGTCCATGAATATATTGCGGTTTGTCGCAGTCTCTATAAGTGGCTTAAACGGTCCCGCAATGTCTGGGGTAGAGAATGGTGCCAGTGCGTCCAACGAAGATCCAGCAAGGCCGTCAAAAGCGCCTAAATCGCCGCGTATGCCTGCGTCCATCGCGCGTTCGACTACCGTTCCGGCAACTCCTACCTCAAAAGGCTTGGGGATTGTTATCCATGTGCCACCCGGGGCGGGTATATTCCAGTAGAAGTCACGCCTGTATGCTGGTAGCTGGCGGTATTCCTTACCGCGGCCTGTTGCTTCCGCGAGCATGTAATTGGATACAGACGCCCCACCGATAAGGCCGAAGGTATACAGGGCTGCTTGCTTTGGGTTACGTCCCGCGGCCTTAAAGAGGTTCATTGCACCCTGGATGCGCGGATTGAGGAATGGGATATACGGGTTAAGTTTCCTGGCGAATGAACCCATCTGGTGGAAATCAAGGAGCTCGTTTGCTGCTCTCGCCGCCATCAGGTCTATTTGATGTTCTGTTATTCCGGTTGATTCGGGATACATTAACCTGATTTTTTTACGTGCTGCTGATGCCTCTGCGAATCTATTGCGTAATTCAGAGCGTTTAGTTAGGTTTTCAACGCCCCTTAATCCACCCTCGCTAAGTTCCTTGACCTTCTCCCATGTCGTGAGCACAACGTTGTCTTGCCTGATGAGCTTTTTGGAATAGGACATCTGCAAGTCGTTGAATTTCTGTCCCGCCGGAGTGTGCTGCCAGCCACCGGTTATCATTCCGGAATTGGCAAGGCTATCGAAGTCTGCATCACTCATCTTGGCAACAACATCACTGATGCCGCTGTCATGCTTGCTCAATACCGGCCTCATGAAAGTATCTCTTATCACGTTTCTACCAGAGAAGAACGGATCATGAGCAATTGACCATCTCAGCACCTTTGCGTGTGCCTGCAACATCTGGGAGACGATTGTGTTATCCCCGTACTTTTCCGAATTCCTTATCTGTTTTACAACAGCAGGGTCTGCTATCGCGATATGAACCTGCTTGCCGTCAACGATTGCAGTTACTGTGTTGGTTCCAGGCTGTTTAACGATTTCCATCATGTCTGCAAATAGTTCTGGGTCTTGCTCCAATGCGGTTGCCGTAACCTTCCACGGATCGTTGTGCGCCGTCTTTCGGACGATCTTGTCGAAGTTATCGAAGGTCGCTTCCATTGGGTTTATGATTACGCGCGCGCTTCCCTTGTACGTTTTGAATGATCCCAAGGCGTCAGTTTTACCAACCGCCTCTGATTCGTCAAACATACGCTTTAACGGTGTGTAGAAATCGCCCTTACTGCGATAGTAAAGGAATGATTCTTCGCTTATAAGTCCAGAACGATATCCGAGTTCGAGGCCAGCGTGATTGATTTCATCCATAACGCCAATGGTCTTTTTGATTGCGGCGCTCTCGGCGCTATTGTCGATCCTGGCAATGAGGTTCTTGGCATGGTCAATGTCACTGCTGGCCTCTCCACCCATGCCCGTCATACCGCTGTCTGACCATTGCTGAAGGTTTGCCCTTAGTTCTTTCGCAGTCCCGGACCTGTCTGCGTTTATTTCTTTTATCCCGATCCCCACATCTACCTCATTGCGCTTGCTTATTTTGTGTAGTGGTCTTAAATCGGTTGGGGTAATTTCAGCACCGGATTCTATCTTCCCAATAACTGAGTTGAGTTCGTTGTATTCCCCAACGGTTCTACGGCTTACAGCATAGCCATTAACGTATTCCATAAATGTATCAAGCGCTTCCGGGGGTACTGTCTCCCCGTACTTGTTCTTGAGGAAATCAATTGCTGGCTCGAATAACCTATTCATGTGTTTTCCGCGCTTCAGAATTTCGTGTCCACCATACATCAGTGAGTGTTCACCACTGATTACTCCAGCGGCTCTACCTGCTAGTGCTGGTGAATTTCGGTCAAGTATTTCGGGATTCATGTTTGACTCGAAGGCTTTGAATATATCATTGTCAACGGCACGGTCAAATAGTTCCTTCTGCGTTTTATGCTTGAGGTTTTGATCGTCGTCAATGAACGTTTCGAGCGCGCTTCCCTCATAATGCTTCCTTACTCCGGCCCTGCCTTCAGTCACAATGTCATGACCGATGTCCTGGGCGTGTTTCATTACGCCCTTTACGGTTGTTTTTTCTCTTACTGAACTGGTGATATGCTTTAATGACGGGTCTGGTCCAGCGTCAAGTACGCTCTCTTCCTTCAGGCTAAATCTCACGCCACCGGGCTTCGCGATATCATCACCACCAAGTACCGATTTCTTCCAGTATTCACCGCGCGTGATATCTCTGATTATTCCTGAGTCTGTTTTCTTGCCAGTCAGCTTTTCGTAGATGGATATGAGGGTATCCCATATCTTCTTTGATAGCGAGTCTTTAGCAAACTTGCCGTGTTTAAGTCCCTTCACAACCGCCTCTTCTGCCTGCACTGCGTCTGATATTCCACTGGCATATTTCTTCAATAGCATGGGCATGTCATCGTCGAGAAGTCCGGTTCTGACAAGACCGTGTGTGAATTCCTCAAACACGTCACTTACGTCTGTGTCTGGGGTGAACTGTATTCTGAATGCGCCTGTGTTGTCAACGAAAAACTTCCCGCCTACTACCTTCTCGGCTTCTGGAGTAACTATTTGTTGCCCGAGTTCAACAATCATCCGTTTACCGTTATCCATTGTAACGCTGATCGCGCCGCCTTCAAGGTCATTGATCTGACTGACGCCGGGGAATTTCTTTAGCGCCTTCCTCACGTCGAGCGCTTGCGCTGGTTTAGTGCGCTTCAGACTGAACATTTCGCCACTTGGTTCGGCAAATACGTCCTCGTATCTCGCAAGACCTACATCTTCACTGCCGGGGATGCCGGTAATCCCACCAGGGTGTCGCTTCGCATCGCGGATTGAATGCTTAATATGGCCGCTAAGTGTGCTCCTAAGCTTGCCCTTGGCATTACCACCAGCCTTTGCCTGCATGGTCCCAACTGATTCCCAAGTCCTTGCTACGGCGTCCTGTGCAACCTCATCGGCAATGTCACCGTAAAGCCCATGCTTTCTTGCCATCTGTGCGGCTTCGCTCATGATCTGTTCGTCTGGAAGTGATTGCCATACGGTTTTGGCGTCTGGATCGGCAAGGACATTGTCTATCTTTGTTGGCGCGGATTCGAGTATATCATCTAGCTTTGGTGCCGCGGCGTCAACTGGTATTCTGGTTTCAGACGGTAGTACCCCAACGGTTCTACGGCCAGCATCGAATATTGCCTTCCGTCCCTTACCGAAAACGTCAAGCGCCGGATCAAGGCCGCGATTAAATACCTTACCCTTGGTGAAGTAGTCATGTGGGGTTTCTACGCCGAGTATTTGCGATAGCATCCCCGCACGTTCGCCAACTTGTTTCTCTACCCATGTCGCTACGCTTGCCTTGTTCACGCCGAGGTCGAGCATCTGTTTGGCGGTGCGCCGCAAGAGTCTACCCTTGACTGCCGCCTTTGCTCCCAACCCAAGTCCAGTGAATGTTAATGGATCAGTACCGATTTCTCCAGCAATCTGTCCGTATTTGAATACTGCGCCGGGTATTGGGATGTCGCCGAACGTGTCACTTGCGATTACCGCTTCCCCCTTAATTCCGTGTTCCCACAACTTAGGTTTTTGTGCCTGAAGTAAGGCACCATATTTAGTAAATGCTGATTCTGTGTGTCTTACTGGTTGGCCTTCAACGGTAAGGCCAGTACGTCGATTCATGCCAAGCGCACCGCTTATTCCAGGCAGACTTAAATCAAATGATGTTTTCTTATTATAGGAGTCTGTAATGTATGGTAATGCTTGGGCGGCTATGCCTGTGCCAACCGTTTGGGCTAACTCAAATGGTGCAAATAGCGGATTTCCACCACTGATCTTTTCATTAACCATGCTATCGAACATCTCGCCCATATCAATCTCCGTTAGTCCAGAACTTCAAGGTTTGGTCCGGTTCCGGAAATATATCTTGAGGCACGATCAATAAGAAGTTGGAATCGCTTGCGTTCTTTTGGTGATGCAGTTCCGTTACGCATTTTTCTCTCAAGTGTATCGACTTCAATACCAAATTTCTCAAGGAATTGAGACCGCCTTTTTCTTTGTGGGAGGCCAACAAACGGAATATGTTCATAGGCTGTTGATCCGCGTGGCATATCACCAACAAGCAATCCTTGATTGCTTTGGTCATATTTTCCTGGGTCTTGAACTGGAACGTCAAGACCCATCATGTCAAGCGAGTTCTGTGCCGATCTGTCTCCCCCTTCAGCACGGATTCTAAGGTCTGCCACTTTCTGGGCATCGTCAATCCCTAATCGACCTTGTCCTTGCTGCGGCATCATTCTCCTTAAATCCATTTGTTTCCGGATTTCAGCCAGTTGACTCTTTTTTTCCGCTTGCGCTCTGCGGTTATACGCATCCCACTCGTAGTTCTGCATTAGCTGTTTCTGCTTTACCCCGGCATTGTATGCGTTCCAACTGTATTTGTCGGTCCGTGCCTGCTCGCGGGACGTTATTTGATCCTGCTGCTGAAGCATGTCGAATGAGCGAGAGTAGTCCTGCTGCTCTTGCATACGCTTCAATCGCTCTGCCTCGTTTGCTCCACGCGCGCTACCCGCAAGGGCATCCATATACCCGGCGATTCCCGTGCCGTAAATTGGATTTGCCATGTTTTTACTCCCTTATTTAACTGAACTCATTCCTTTTACGCGCCAGGCCAAGAGAATGGATCATTCCTGCCGAGTGGCTGGTGTAGGAGGTTCATCTGTGGTCGCCCTTGCTTCCACCATTCATCCCCCTGGTCATCTGGCCACGAGAATGGATCATTCCTGCCGAGTGGCTGTTGTAGGAGGTTCATCTGTGGTCGCCCTTGCTTCCACCATTCATCCCCCTGGTCATCTGGCCACGAGAATGGATCATTCCTGCCGAGTGGCTGTTGCATACTGCCCTGCCGAGTGACTGCAAACGCATTCTTGAATTGCACCCCTGAGTTCCATCCGACGGATGGCATGTGTTGCGGCTGCTGGCCTGGGAACATACCTTCATACGGATTCGTAGTGGGTGAGTCCGTGCCGTAATACGGATTCGCGTATATCTGCTGCATGGCATCGTATGTATTCAACGGTGCGACTTGTGGATTGTAGCTTGTAAGTAGGTTTGAATATCTGTTAGCCATTCCACCGAGTTGCCCGTAATACTGATTCATCATCGCGCCGCCAGCGCCAATTGCCTGTGACCGACCGCTCTGCTTCATCCGCTCGTTTTGCAAGTCAATGTCAAGCATCGCGCGATTAAGGTTACTCCCGCTACGGCTTCTCGCCGACCAGTCTGCATCCTCAACCTGCTCTCCACGCAACCCATATCTTGATGCGCGTGACCTGATTGCTCCACGTCCACTTGCCAATTCAGCCGCTGCCTTCGCCTGCGCACGTCCCTGTAGCCTACGCATTACTGAATTGCTAAGTCCTGGGTTATCCATCCAGCTTGTGATATTCTTTCGTAGCGAAGAAAACATCGGGTCGTCTTTGTATTGATCCATCATACCCGAAAGCGTACTTTCAGCCCGTTGCTGCCTTCCCTCGATTTGCTGGTTAGCCTTGTTCTGTAACGCCGTGTGCTGGTCAATCGACATCTCAGCTAACGCCCTCGCGCTTTGCTGATTAAGCCTTGCATCGCTTTGGGCAGACTGTCGTTGAGTGACAACATCTCCCGCCGCTATTGATCGTCCACGGATAGCGTTGCTAGTGCTTTGGTCTCCTGGCGTAAACGTTGGCGGCTGAAGTTGCGCGTATGGATTTGGTTGCTGTTGCTGGAAAGGCTGACGATATTGGTCAAGCCCTGGTCCCTGAACCATCCAATTATTATCAGCAGGATAAGCCATTATTAACCTCCCGGCACATATGCGCCGCTATTTCAACACACGGAAATTCATTCCTTATTGTTCATTTATTTTCGTGTCCAGCAGTGAAAGTTTATCATCCTGCACAGAAATCCTCTCATTTATCTTAACTACTGCGTCGAGTTTTGATTTCCCTATCGCTATTTGCTTTGCGCGTTCAAGATTTGTCTTTATTACTTCGGCCTCGGCCATATCAATACATTCTTTGGCTTCTCGCTCTGCAATCATTTCCGCGAATATCCCGGCTTTATGTAAATACACCTCTTCTTTTGTCTCGTAGTTGGTATACACACTTCCGAGTCCATCTTTGAGTGTACCGTTAAACGTGGCTGCGCCCTCAATGAAATCCACGATATCGCCAGAGTTTAAGTTCATTACAACAGTATTCATTCTTTCTCTCCTAACTTATAATGCGCCCACCGTTAGTCGCTGATTCGTTAGCAGTGCTTCCGGCTGGTTGGGTTCCAGACTTGCGAACAGTTGCGGCGATGGCGGTTATTCCGTATGCCGGATCAGTACCAGTTTCGTCATTGCTGTTTGAATATATATCACTACTAACGTAGGCGAATATTCCGCGCTCCAAATTACTAACGTAATTTCCCTTAAGGACACCATGCGAACCATACCGACAGTCAATGCCCCTGCCGTATGAAACCCCATTCCCATAAACATAATTAAACTGTATAAACATTTCCGGACAAGCGATTACAGACATGCATTTCTGATGCGCTGCGGTAGTCTTGGCGGCTATTTTGAATCCCTCGAATATGCAAAAAGCAGTTACCTCCTGTAAAATCACCGCGTTAACATCTGATGCCGAGGCATCAAAAAAAACATCCTGTGAGGTGCTTAGTATTGATATTGTTCCGTCTCCAGTTATTGTTAAGTTGCCGTTTCCAAACCCACCGAAATATAGTGTCACGGTGATCGTGTACGTTCCGGTGGCAAACTCTATAGTCAGTGTATTCCCGCCAAGGTCTTTCGGAGCGCATGCTAACCAACTGTTTAATATTGCGTTGGTCATTGAATTGTCAAGATCAAGTGTTTCGTCTGCGGTAAGAGAATTTACCTTTGTAATTGTCTGCCAATTTGTTCCGTCACACTTTAATATCAAAACTTTATCTGAATGAATACACTCAAACGCCAGCCCACCAATGGTTTCGGATGCGTTCGGGGCTACCTTGATAAATCTAGTGAGGTTAGTAGACGAATCACCGTATATGCCGATAAACTTTCCGCCGTTTGTGGCTGGTGCCGGTAGGGTGACGGTGTACTGCGTCGATGAACCGTCGTCTGCAATCTTATGAAATATCCCGAAAGAAGCTGACGTTAATGCTGTTGCTTCAGTAATGCTTACCTCGGACTCTACAAGTTCTGCAAGGATGTCACCGCTGCCGCCACCGGCGTTATCATCCACATATTTCTTTATGCTTTGCTGTGTTGCGAGCTTGGTTGCGCTGTCAGAGGACATATCATCTTGATCGAGGACTTCAAACCCGTCAACTAGGTCGCCGTCTACATTCCACTTTGCCGTATAATTTTCCGTTCCAGTGGTCCCAGACAAAACTGTTGCGTCTGCACCTGACAATGATAGTGCCGCTACATTTCCACCGGTAACTCTCCCGACAACTTCTTGCTCTGCGAGTGTCAATGCCGCTGGTGTGTCGTCTGTGGTTGCCGCGAGTACAGTCTGGGCGTTAAAGTCAACCTCCATCACCGCACCGGCTGAGTCAACATTCGTTGCGTCGGTTACGTCAGCCGCATCTTCAACGTTAATCAATGTGCGTACTGCCGTAGCAGTCAATGAGTCAATGTTCCCGCTTGTGATGCGTCCGACTAGGGACTGTTCGGCCACGGTTAGAACCACTGGCGTGTCGTCGGCTGTCGCTGCCAAGATAGTGTTGGCATCGAAGTCTATTGCCATGACGGCACCAGCCGCATTGACGTTCGTCGAGTCGGTCACGTTGGCGAGCGCTTCAATACCGTCTAGCTTGGTTTTGTCTGCTCCGGTCATGAGTCCGGCATTACCAGCCGCTATTGCATCTGCTATGATATCTGAACTGCCGGTAACATGCGTACTGGCGTGTGCGTCTGGGGTTCTACTGTCTCCTGAGTCGTCAAGTGTGGCATCAGACACGGCTGCATTCAGTTCAGACAGTGTTCCTGTACCAAGGTTTTCAATGTCAGTAGCGTGTGGGTTGGCTAGGTCAGCAAGGTGAGTAGACAAATCAGCGTCAACCTCAACTATCGCCGCCTGTACCTCAGTCGCTACCACTTCCCCATCCGGGGTAAACGAAATAGCTGCCGCCGGGTGCTGTGATGGGAGACTGCGGTCAGTGAGTGCGGCGTGGCTACTACTTGTTGGCACCCCAGCAGGACCAGTAGATATGAGCCGCTTATCATTTGCCTCAATGTAATCCGGTGTCCCGCCAGCATTTTTATAAATAACCTGATAAATCAATTTCCATTCGACATTCAGAGTGTCTGGTATTGTCGGGAGATCCTCTGCCCTGCATGAATTAAGTCCACCCGTATTGCCAGCGTATTGCGCTTGCCCAACCACAACTGCTATCGGATAATCAATATCCGGAGTTGCGTAAACATATGACGCGACATAGTAGTTATTTGTCACGGTTGTTAATGTGCCGGCATCGTCGTATTTAATGTCTCCCGTGACTATTTTGTACGGCGTTGTAATTGCCGACTCGAATGTCATTGAAGCAGCGCCGACGTTTCTATACCAAAGCCTAGATTCGGTTAGTGTTCCTCCAGTGTCAGTCGGGAGGTCTTCGTCGCGGATCTCTCCCTGTGTTATTGATAGGGTTGTGTCTGTAAATGTTCCAGTAAGGCCATTGTAATAACGGCATCCTACGGTGTAATGCGCCCATTCGTGCCACTGACGATTTCTATCATAGTGATGTCGTTCTTCAAACAGTGCGTATGCGTCCCCCGTTTTGTAAACAAACGCGGTCGGTACGTTTTCGGAGGTTAGATCCCAGGTCGCTGTTGATACGGCCAGAACTCCACTTGTATTGAAATAAACGTAGTGTAGGGTGTTATCGTTTGCTATTCCTACTGACCTTGTGTCGTCAACTACATATTTCACGTTACCGGTATAAATATCGAAGCTGGTGACTGCTGGCGCGATTGTGAAATCAGAGCCGTCCATTACCATAGTGCTGTCGGTTTGGTTTACGAACCCGGTTAGTTTCGCAGACTGGTCAACGTAAATTTTCGTGGCTGCATCTTGGTCTGATACGGGATCAAGAACACTTGAAATCAGTCCGGAATCGGCAATGATTACGACACTATCTTGTAGGGCTGCTCCGGTTGTCCCATCCCATTTTGCTACCGCGTTGTCAGTACTTGACGATATTTCTGGTATTGCGACTGCCTGAGCCGCGGTAACTGAATGAGGATTCTCTGTATCTGCCTCGTGGGTTGCCAGGTCAGTGGCAACATCTGAAGCATCATCAACCGCCGCCTCGATGCCACTTGCTATGTCCGTCCTTGTCCCGTCGGCATCGGTATACGGCATTTCATCAGCAGCGCGCGATTTGTTATTAAGCACATCCGAAAGCAGTATATTAACCCTGTCAGTAAGGGTTTGCAGTAATTCGTTACGTTGTGGGTCTTCATCTTGAAACGGCTTATCAACAGCAGAGTTGTTGAGAATGTTGGCAGTTCTTGCCTTAGCATTGTACGGCAGTCCCGTATATTTAGACATTAAGACTCTCTTGCGCCATAACTTGGGCCACTAAGCCTTATTTCAAGGCCGAAGTTCCTCAATTCAAGTCTCTGGTTTTGTCCGCTTCCCTCAATCTCCCACTGGAACCAATGACCGCGCCGATTAGTGGGAATTCTGATTCTGGTTTCATCCGTATCGAAAGTGGTGGTTTCCCAATCGGCATCGTAATCGGTTTTCCATTTAACCGTGAAGTCATCTCCGGCTCCAGTGCTTGTAACTCTCTGGAATAGGAAATTACCAATGCCAAGCAAGTCACCGGCTGCATCGTAATAAGACGATGTTATCAGATATATTAGCCCGGGCGATATAGTCACGCTGTTAGCACCAGACGTCAGCGCCTGCGTAGACTCGGTACCAGTAGCGTAATCTATCAGGTGTAGCGTTGCAGATGATTCAGTCGAAGCCGGAACATAATATATGCTCATGGTGGTTCCAGAAGAACTGGAATAGCTTATCGTACCCATCATTTACTCCGTTTGTTTCATCTCTAGTATTCGCGTCCTATTCTCACCCAATCGATATGCGCATCAGCGTCAGCACCAGAGGTTTCCAGAAAAACGGTGGTCTGATCCGAAGGTAATATCCTCAGTGATTGACTCGAAAAAGTGTGTGATAGATTCGAATACGTTCATGATTGTTTCCTCTTATTGCGTACTGGTTTCAGAATTACAATTCGCTTACTTCTAAACCAAATTCAGCAAGCCTAAAAGTTTTTTCATCGTGTGGCTTCCCAATCGTCTCCCGCTTGCTCCTGCACCTGTATCTCGGCACACCGATAACATACGTGCTCGTGGTGTCTGGGATTGTATCCCATGCTGATTCAAGCGTGAGCGCTGTAGCGGTATTGCTTTTTATTCTGCGCTCCTGTTCGAGACCAGTTCCCGTTCTGATATATACGTTTACTCCTGCAAGACCGGCACCCCCGGTTACAAATGCCGCGTCAGAATCGGTTAGTGAGTTGGCGGTAGCCAATGTTACCGTACCGCTGTAATCATTGTTGTATGCGCCATCGTTATAAAAATCCCAATCAAAGTAAGAAAGTGCATAATTGTCTCCTGTTTTGTGAGTGAATTGCAAGTAGCGCTTTCCTGTGGTGGTAGATACCGCGTTGTGCATGTCAATTATTTCGAATGTCTTCCACGGTAAATCCCACTGCTTTGAAATGAGATCGTATATTAGTAAGCGGTCGAGGTATGTGTTACTGTCATACGGGACCGCGAAGTGAATCTTATTGTCGTGATAACAACCAGAAATGTACGGTAAAAGGTCTTCCTTCATATCCCTATGTATCTCGCCGAGCGCGGGCTCACTGATATTGACTGCCGTGTTATTGGCGAAAACATAGAACCCGTCACCACCCCAGAAGAATAGTGCTCCATTGGCCACAACCATACTGCGGTAAGCAGTGCATCCTACCGGGCTGTTGGTGCGCCTTACGCCATACGGATTGTATTCGCTTGCCGTGCGGTAGATACTGAATAGCGCGCGGTCCGTGGAGGCTATCAGGTCATTGCCTGTCTTCTTAAGGCCGGTAATGACGCCGCCTTCGTCACGCCCGATGTTGAAGCTGTTTATCGACGCGAAGTATTCCGGCTCGTTCTGTTCAGAGAATATTATTTCATGAACCTGCCCGGTGATGGTGTACTCTACGGAAGAAGGATCGGCTGCACGCCATGCTGGGCGGACGTAATTACGGTCAATTTTGAATCTCCGTGGCGTATAAACAGTCTCGATTTCATATGACGTGTTTTCGTTGTGTAGCGTGATCCATTTTCCCACGTAATTTGAATTGATTGACATGGCGCTATTGCCGGTGATTATATCGCTTGCAGAAGTAGCGCTTGCCAAGCCGCCGGTATAGGCCAACTCCCCGGCGCAGAAAATCCTGTCGTCAAAAACCTCACAGAAGCGCTTTAATGCTGGCTTTCTGTATCTGAATGCACCGGCAAGTGTGCCAGCGAAGTCAGTCGTAAGGTATCCGGGCTCAAGGTAATCCGTTAAATCCCAATTGTCTGTGTGACTATTGATCGTTAGGGTTGTAGTTCCGTTAGCCACCGCGCCCACGTAGTAAAATGGGCTGTCTTCCCCCGGCGTGGTCATGTAAATATATACGTGGCTAACCTGTGTTTCGCTGCTTGATGGAATGGCAGTTAGATTTATCTTGTAATTGGCACCCGAGAGTGTGACGCTTACAGGACCGTCACTTCTCGGATTGCCAAGTGTCCCCCATTTATTCCTGAATACCGTGTGGAATTTATATACCCCAGCCGCCATTGTGCCGCTCGATGCACCTGCCGCGGTCGGGTTTTCGCCAGGTACAGGAACACCCCATATATATGAGGAAATCCCTATGTCCTTTATCATCTTGCGCCCGTTCGTTCGATATCTCACGCCCTCGAACAGAACTGCGCTTGGTAAGTTATCGTAAACGCTCATGTTGTACCCTTTTTAGCTTATCCGAAAACTAGATCAGTTATTTCGAGCGCACGTTTTTTAGTAGTCGAAGACCACTCTGGAAATCCGCTGTTATTTTTATCAACCGTTGCAATCGCCCAGAGGTATACGTCATTGTCTCCGCTTATCGCACTTGATCCATCAAAGTACCCTGTATCGCCTGTTTGTCCGGTACTTATGGTAATTGACGTTAGGAGGCTTCCCCCAAGTAAATCATTACCGGTTGAGGGAGCCGAATTACTGCATCTAACTTGTATTTGTTGCGGGTCCGTTGCGTCTACTGCCGCATTCTTTTCCCAATGAACTGTCAGGGAAGTATAAGCATCCATGTCGGTTGCTTTTCTGCCGCCACGAGTTATAGTAAAGCCGTTATAGTATCCACTGTAAGCTATTCCTCCCGAAGCTGCCGTTGTAGCTATTGAATCTCCGTTGCAAGTGGTTCGTGCGTCAGCCCATGTTGACTCGTACAGGTCTGATGTAGCAGATATATTACTGATCGTTGGTTGTGTCATATCAATCTTAAATGCGGGGGTTGTATCAGACACGTATCCTGTGGCGGTTACGGTTATTGTAACATCCTCTTCTGTGCCAGCGCCGCCCGTTATTTGTTCAGTTGTGGTACTCCATTCTCCACTCGAAAGACTTGCAGTATAACTTGTTGCGTCTGGGGTTGGGGAAGTAAATAGGTCACTTGCGTCTGCCCCCACAAGCGTAATCGTAATGGTGTCTGTCATTGTCGAAAGCTGATTTCCGCTTCCGTCTTGTGCCTGAACCGTTAGACCGAAATCTAAATCTCGCTGTATGCCCGAAGGTTCGGCAGTAAAGACAAGTGTTTTTGTCCCAAGCGCCACGCTATCCACGCCATACACAAAATAATCATTTATTGCGACTGAAACTTTCGCGGCAACATCAATCGCTCCGGTTGCTCCAACCGGGAGATTAAAGTAAATCGTTCCGCTATACACACCGCTTGTAGGAGTGACGGTAAGGGAATTTGAATAGGTTATTCCATCGGTACTTAACTGAACCGTTACGCCGTCGTCGTCTTGTGCTGAAAAAACGAATTTGTCGGAATATGTCGTGACCGCGCTGTTATCTACATCCTTGATCGTCGCGGTTACGGCGTTTGAAAGCTCGTCGATAATTGTGCCGGTAACGGACACGTCAATCCAATGAGCACCGTTAAGTGTGATACTGTCAATTGTGCCAGCATATTTAATCATTATAGTATCCTCGCATCAACATACATAACACCGACACCACTGTTACTGTCTTGGCTTTCGGTTTCAAGGTTCTCGTCAACTTTGTACTTCGCCATCCTAACCTTTACGCTTGCCTGCCCGGTATCGTCTGCCAGGAAGTAAGCTGCCGCAACTGTCGCACCGCCAACTGCGGTAGCTGCCGTTGCCGTTGCTGCGCTATAGGTGGCATTACTGTCAATGCCAAGTGAATATCCGCTTAAATCTTCATCGTCCCATTCGGTCCCATATGTTCCAGACGGTTCCTTGAATGAGAACAATAAATGAACGTCCTGATTAAAGGTAGTGTCAGTGGCGCCGGCTGCGGTTTTTGCCGTCAGCGTAAGATAGAACTCCCACACAAGATACTCAACCCCAGATATGGTTTCGACGGAAGTCCAATCTATTGAAGTAATCCCCGTCCCGGCTGCATTTACAACCTCAACGAGAATCTGATACCCTGCGACATCCCACGTTCGTTCAGCGGTAAGGCCGCTCATCTCCTGCATTGCCAGCAATGTAATTGTGCCTTCATCGACATTGCTGTCGAGAGCAACCTGCAAGACATCAGAAGCGCTACTCGCGGCTGAAAATGTCACCGTGGCAATTGGGAACTCCGAAGACAATGCCGCCCCGTCTTCGTCCATGAGCGTTGCGTTACCGGAAATCTGTGTGACGTAAACATCGTTGGTTGTGTTTGTAAGGACGTACGCCCCGGTAGTGCTTTTGACATAGTTTTCCACCGTAAGGGTGAAGTTTTCCCCCTCCGGGAGAGTTGCCAAGTCTGGCGCGGTTATCACTATTCGTCCATCAAGCGGCTCTGTCGGCGCTGTCTCATCCCTGTTTTCAATTGATATTGGTGCGCTATCGAAATAAACTATACTGTCACTTCCGGTTCCCCTTACAACCGCGTTGAAGTTCACGTCCCTGCTTGAGTATGCAGATAAATCAGACGTGCCGTAAGCATGCGATGTACTTTTGCCAGCGGCAGTACTATCAGCCGAAAACGCACCACCGAGAATGTAATCCCATTCGTAAGTCGCGATTGTAACGCCTGTCGGAAGATCCTCCGTGATGGTGAAAGCAACCGTCATGTCCGTACCGGTAACGACAAAGCCGGAATTCGGTACTGCGTGAAGCTCAATAGCACCAACCGTTATCGGATCATCGTCGTCGTGTTCTTCCTCTTCGTCGTCACGAGTCGAAAATGTCGTGGTTCCAGGGTCGTCCTCAAGGGGATCGCCAGTCTGTGGATTTTCTGTCGCCGGCAGGGTAGTCGGCGGCGTGGTTATGCCGTCAATGTTACCACTACCAGGCAAAATCACAATAGGCTGCGGATATACCAGGCCGTAACCGTCATCATCTACAGCCCAATGGTTGTGTCCCGGGCGAGTCGTCACAACCCCCGGCTTCTCAGTACAGACAAGATTTTCACCATCAACGAAATATCCGTCAGGAATATCCTCCTCATCGGCATATTGGTTTATACCAATGAATCGCGACATGTGGATATGTTGATAGTTTTCAGCGTTCCTTGTCATGCGGTCGCGTATATCCTCCGGGTCAATGTTTCGTTACTCCGCGAGTGGTCGGCTTCCATGCTGGCGTATATCTCCATGGCCTCCATCTTGCATCTGTCTATCAAACTCGCCCGTTCCTCATCCGAAAGTAATAGCATCTGGAGCGCCCTCCAATAGAGGTAGTCATGGAATTCCTCCGGAAGATCTGGTTCATCTGTGTCGGAAGACAATGCCGTTGGTAGACGATAATACCAGAGAACGTAATCGCCAGCAGAGAGTAAATATGGCATCCAGAGTATTGTTTTCACTCCGGTCGTGCTGCTGATACCACCCATGGCATATGTCTGGCTGCTACCATCCCTGATATTCGTCGGGTAGTGGAGTTGGCGGGTTGGTGTTTTAGGCTCTACCGGGTCGTAATCAGAGTCGAGAATACATTCAATATGCCCCATTGCAGAAGGCAGGTTTGAAGTCTCCGTAGATGCCGTTAGGCTCGCCAGAGTGGTCGTGTCTTCTGTCAGCCACCAATACCACTTGCGCTTGCGTGAAAGCCCCCTGAGCGCATCATTGAGCGCGTCAAGGGCATGTCCCTGTACGTCTGTAGTTGGGACAGCACCGTATAGTCCGAGGCTTCTTTCAAGACGTGTTCTCAACTCTGACAAGGTAGACATATATTATTCTCCGGAAATCGTCTGCGAAAGCTGCTCTTTCGTGATACCATGACGCTTCATGAGCGCTTTGAGATCGTCAGCGGGTGTCATTTTCTTCATAACACTAAATCCATCCGGGCCACCATGATTGAACATAATATGGCCCTTGAGGAATTCGATCTCTTCCTTGTTGTCGGTAGTGTACATGCCGTTCTTGACACGCAACCGGATTGGCGGGTTGTCCTGGTCGCTTATTGCACCAGCCTCAGTAAAGCGGGTTTTGGCAGAGCGCATTATAATTACCCGCTCTTTCGATGACCGGTTCCAGAAGAACGTTACCGACTCAGGATACTTGGGTTCGTCCTTCTTAATTTTGTCTTCTGCCACCTGGGTGGTCGCGCCACCCTTCTTGATTTTTGCTTGCTTCATTTCTCAACTCCTTCAATCAATCCGTTTGCCCTCAAAAACTCGTCCGCGTAAACAACGTGTACGCGATCCATGTTTTCGGAAAATGGTGTACGGTATGGGAAAATAGTTCCCATCTGTCCGATGTGTCCACAAATCAGTCCGGTATCTATGTGACACCTGATCCCAGCCTCATTCATTTTCCGGAAGAAGTATACGTCTTCGGTCAACCCATCCGGCAACTCAAACCACGGGCGCGGGACTCTCTCGAATACGCTGGTTTTGAAAAGACAGCATCCCAATCCAGTTGAATCGCAACTAATCAGCGTATTCCGCTGGTCTTTATTGGGCATGTACATACTGTGGTGATCCGTTTCGCCTTGTCGGAACATGATAAACGGTTCGTAAGGTGGGCCACGTCTGCAATACAACCCGCCGACGCAATCCAGGTCGTATTTTTCTGCCGCCCCGATCAGCCGCGTCATCGTATTTTTCGGGAAAATCATGTCGTCGTCCAGGAACATGAGATAGTCTGCGTTGCTGTCTAATGCCGCCTCGACGATTGACCTACGTGCGAAATGCACAAACATGCGTTTCGCCAGTGCGAAGTTATAGATGTGTGAGGTCGTGCGCATGGAGTGTGATACGATCTCGAAAAAGCTTGCGAAACACTCCATTGCCGGTCCACTCCCACTTGGCATCCCGATTTGGATTTTTAGTTGCCCTGGGCTACGAGATATCTGTGATGCGCTAACTTGGAGCTTTCTTCGCAGGTCGCTCCAAAGATCGATTATTTCACGCAGGTCTCCCGCTGTCATGCCATCTGGGATAAACGGTATATTTTCGTTATTAAAGCCTTTATACGCATCGCCAACCGTCTTCCCGTGTTTTCCTTCAGCGATTTCATCGTAAAACACAGTCCCAGGATATGGCTTAAACATCTGCACGAAAACGTTCCCGCCGATCTCTTCTGCCATCTGAAGCGTTGCCATGGCGGTCTTTTTCGTCTCTCCCGGAAGTCCGACAATGTATAGGGCGTCGAGCGCGATACCGCTTTTGATTATTTTTATGCATCCTTCCTTCGCTTTGTCTGGGGTTACGGTCTTTGCGCATAAGGTTAGAATGTTTTGGTCAGCGCTTTCAACCCCGACTGTAATTCCCACGCACCCAGACTTCTTCATGATCTGTAGAAGTTCTTCGTCCACAGTATCAGCCCGGCTCTGACACGTCCACTTCCAGTCATGGGTTGCTATCGCTTCACACATTTCAATGCACCGCTTCCGGTTCATGGTGAAGCAGTCATCCCATATTCTGAAGTAGCTGAGTCCAGTCTGGTCCTCGAGCATTTCCATGTTTGATATCACGTCTTTAATATCGTATGGAGTCCAGCGGCTTCCGCAAGCAACAGGGCCACAGCAGAATTTGCATTTACCCACGCATCCCTCTGATGTCAGCATTCCAAGCGCTGGCTTATTCTGGATAGGCCAGCCAGTGAAAACCCCCGCCCATCGCATATCAAACGGGACGTATTCTTCCAGCTTGGTGCCTTGGACCACCTTGTCTTTATGGAATCCCTCTGCGATTTCCCGCATAGCGTATTCGCCAGGCCCGACAACAACGTGATTGAATGGAAGGCTTTCTTGGACTGGTACTCCGAAAAGACCTTGCCCACCGACAACGGTTATCTTTTCTGGGTATTTATCCATAATCTTCTTCGACAACTCTTCGGCTCTAAGAAGCTGCATTGTCGTGCATCCGAATCCGATAATATCAGCCCACTCAATTGCATCGTCCAATTGCTTCTCGGTGCATTGACTGTCGAGTTTCACGTCCACTTCATATCCGGAGTCAAGCAGGTATCTTGCTATTCTGAGGAGGCCAAGCGGCACCCACGAGCCGTTAATGAGTTGCTTACACTTCGGATCAAGCATCAGGATTTTTACCATAATTCTCTTTGCTTTCCTGTTTGCGGGTTCACTATGACCCTGGGCCAATTCGTTATTGTTGTCTCGTCTGTGACGGTGTAGAGTTCCAGTTCCCCGGGGAGAAGCCCGAATAGTGGCTGGAAAATACTACAGTCGTGATCGAGCTTTACGATGTCCTGGAATTCAGGACGCGCTGCAACTCTATGAGCGATTCCCTGCTCATCGTTTGAGAATCCCTTGGTGAAGTCTTTTGCCTCCTCGAACATGGCCTCGAAAAACTTAATCAATTCGGCAGTTTCCCCGATAAATCCACCGCTATTCAGGTAGCGGAATCTGCCAGAATATACGCTCTCTTCGTATTCCTTTGTCGTTTCTTCGTCCGGCCAGTAATTAGTTTCAGCCGTATACAGGATACCCTTCCCGCCGTGTTTGGTTTTGAATATGTCAAGCGCCCTTACTGGTGATTCCAGCATGATCGCATCATATGCGTCATTAGCCATCGCGTATTTCGTCTTGATTGATTTGAGAAGTGGAAGCGTAAGGAAAATTTGATGTCGGTGCCACTTCTCAACCCCCTTGCCTAACTTGTAATATGGCGCTCCGAGATTGTCGAAGCTTTCCTCAAGCAGGCTTTTTTCCTCCTTTGTGTTCCACGTGAATACTGACAGTTCATCTTCGTATTTCGGTGCCTCGATTTCTTCGTCGCTTATTGTCTCGCGCCACTTGTTCACAATTGATTCCCATGCTGCTGTTTGGGCGTAGGAATTTGCATGGAGAATACATGGCGCTGTGTTCGTGCATCTATTCCTTGCGATAAGACGACTCATTGTCGCTCCCTTATAAAGTAGGCCGGGGGCGAAATGCCCCCGACCGTTGGCTTTGTTGTTACCCGTCGATAGCCTGACGAGCCCTATTGATACTCTTGCCGCGAACCTGTAAAGATCCACCGCCAGTCTGATGCACATGTTCACAGACCAAGCGAGCGCCGACTTGCGGATCAGCCGCAGTGATCGGAATTACATCGTCGGAAAAGAGCGTTTGTTCCGTGCTGGTCGCCGTGCCATCAATTGACTGAATCAACGTCTCAGTCGTTCCATGGCACTTGTAGACGTTCAGCGTGTTTGTAGCCGATGAGTGAGTCACGGTTCCCCTGACCTGGAAAACCTGATTCTCAATACCATCATCGCTCACGTCTGAACTTCCGGATGTTGCAGCGAGGCTCGGTAAATCCTCTTCCTGAATGGATATGCTCTGGAATCCAGCAAGGGAAGTATCCCAGAGAATAGTCATACCGTTTGTGCCAGTCGCATTCTGTGCAGAGGTCGTGGCAGTTGTAGTCGTCGCGTTAATACTGTTCGCGCGCCGACCGTCAACGATTACTGCCTCGATGTCATCAATTGCGTTCAGGTAATCTGCGACTTCGCCGAGCGTATTATAGGCAGTCGTGGTAAGATCAATTGTTGCAGATGAACCATCGATATTATACGCAAGCGAAGTATTGGTCGCCAACGTAATAGTACCGGTAGTGTCAGCAGATGTGATCTTAACGCGAAGCGCTACGGCCTCATCATCTGCCCTTTTGATTATCTTGCTATATTCGTGAAGCATGGTAGATTCTCCTTTTAGGCAGACGCAACGTTGTAGATACGCGCGAAACGTTCAGCATGCCGAAATTGCAGGCCCTCTTCGACGAAGTACTCATATTTGATTCCATCTTCGCCATTGTCCTGTAGTCCATTGCCGCCAGGTCCAGTGTTGAGATGCGGAGTACTGCGCTGACCCGCAAGTCCACGTCTGGTGAGAGACGGAAGATCGACTACCCAAGCTTCATCATCAAGACCGAGTTCAGTGAATAGTTTGTGATGAAGAATTCTGAGGGTTCCATCAGGCGTATCATAAACCTGAATCTTGAGACCCCATTTTGCGATATCCATGTCAAGCGTGAGGTACTTCTTAGCGAAGCCGTTAATGTACGCTGGTACATTCCGACCGGTAATCAAGAGCTTTTCTGGGCCGGAAGCATAGTACATCGCGTCCTTCAAGAAGTCATCCCACTCGGCATGACTGAGCACAAGACCACTCATATCGCGCTGGTGACATGAGCTACCCGCGGCATCCATGAAGTATTTCAGTCCACCGCTGGCAGTTACATTGGAGCTTGCCTGCAAGCCACGATTACCCCAAAGCAGCCCCATTTCGCGTTCACGATTGAACGCACGGAAATGGTCTGCATCAAGGAATTCAATTTCGCTCGGGCCAATCAGTTCGTTAGCGGCAACTCGCCCAGACACACCGAAGGGATTCCGGAAGGTCTGAATGTAGTTGTACTTCGCCGACGGCGTAGAACTGAGAAGCTGTCTTACGTCACTGAATTCATCCTGTGCATTGCCAAGCAGGTAAAGCGAATCACCCGCATCAATGGCGCTTGCACCTGACGTACTCGGCCAGTTGGAGGTAACGTCAACCGTGGAATCCATCGTGCCACTGGTTGTAACGCGGAAATGCACGTCGGTTCCGGGATGATAAAGGATATCACCCAGACGAAGCCGGACATAATCCGTAGCCATCGTCATAGTTGCGGCGTCCGCTGTATACGCGGTACTCAAATCAACGGTATTCTGGTAATCGTCTCGCTCCATCCATTCAAACTTCCGGCCAGTACATGACTCAAAAGCGCCCATCATATCAAGAATGACGGTAAATGGAGCGTTCATCTCGAGCTTACGGGTTATGTCAGGAGACATGTCGATGGGAATTCTGTTAGACAGAAGATCCCCGGTCTCGACGCTTCCCGCAACGAGAGTTGCGTCCATAGCCATTTTAATTTCTCCCTATTCCGCATTCCGGAATAGATCACACATTCCAAGTTTCAGGTAACTTCCTGTTGGTTTGTGCATTCGTATTCGCCGGTTGCGGCTGTACGGGATTTCCACCTCCTGGTGCCATCATGAACTGGTTTGCTTGCGTGTTGCTTTGTGCATTGTGTTCCTGAGCCTGAGGGTTCTGTTGCTGTTGCAATACGGCGTTTGCGTATTCCATCAACTTCCTCTGGTTCTCTGGGGTTCCATACTGCAATTCGTTCACGATATGATCTGGAGTGGGGGAAAATCCCTGTTGCTGATATGATGCGACTGCCTGTCGGAAGACACCGAATTTCTCGTCACCGAGTTCGTCACGTATACTCGATAGTCTATCACGAGTCTGTGATTCTATTCGGTGGCGGTCGATTTGAAGCGGTATTTGTTCCATGATGCGTTTTTCTGCCTGTTGTTCGGCTGCTGATACAATTTTCCTAACAGCCTCATCAGGGTCATCGCGCAACATGGTCAAAAACTGGTCTCCGGTTATGCCGAGATTTTTTGCCGCGGTAGCTTCTTGGTTTGACAACTGAGGGGCGGGATTTTCCGTCCTGGTGCCCTCTGGTTCCGTTGCCGCTCCCTGCTGAACTTGAACCCTCTTGAGCTTTTCGATGTTTTGCCCGATATTTCTATCGGATTCGCTGAGTTCTGTTTTCAGCTTCTCAAGGTAGGCTTTTTTGTCAACAGCGCGTTTTTCGGCTGTCTCGATCTCCTTGTCCAGATTCGCTTCATCATTGGCAATGGGAGTCGCCTGCGCATTCAGGTTCGCCTCTCCCGCTTCCGGGGTGCCGTTAGGTTCCGGAATCTGGAGGTCGGCGGCTGCTTCGCCAGCGGTATTCGCCTGTGCCGTCATTACTTATCTCCCTTCATAAAAGAGTCGCACTGTCCCTTCGCGTCTTGCACCCATTGCAAGACTTCCTCGAAGGCTTCAGCCATGTAAAGACGTCGATTGTGCTGATTGACACTTGCAAAGTCGTTGTTTGTGAGAGGCAGTGAACGAAGCTTTAATTCCTTCGCTCGGTTCTCAAAATAGACTTTGAGGAGTTTGTATCCAGGAACCTCCTCGAGCCCATCGAGACGTGCGCGAATGTCTACCGCGCTTTCCTTGTTCAGCTTCTCAAACGGCTTATTCATCACAATCTCCGTGTTATGCAGATACTTGCGCTTCGATCTCACCCTCTTCCTTCGGGTCTGCCGAAGGCATCTGGGTATTAAGTCCCGATGTTCCACTACCGCCCTGCTGTGGCGTGTTATCACCTTGCACCTGGTTGTACCTGCTTTGGTGCATACCATAGTGCATCATGGCGTTGTTGATAATCTGCTGATCCATTCCCTCATTTGCCATAAAGAAGATCATGTTTTGGTGCTCAACAATATGACGGAAGTCGTCATCATTCGGGTCTACCTTGACCGGCATTCCCATAGCAAGCATTTCGTTTTCCTGCACGGGGTCATTACCAGGTGTTCCGCGTTCAGGATAAATCTGGCTGACATCCATGCTGCCGCCATACTTGGTTTCAAAGTATTTGCGCATGAACGGAGTTGGGTCACCACCAGTCTGCATTATAATCGCGGCTTCATTAAGGGCTTGCTGTGTGAAATACGAGTTGCTTCCCTCGACCGGATACCCGGTGGGGATCAAGTCCTTACCGGCAACCCCGAATAGATCGCTGCCCTGAATCGGCCTCCACGCGCCCTGCTCATCGGTGATTCTTGCCGCGGTTGTTTCTTTAAGGTATTTCTGGTTAAGCAATAAACCGATGGCGTCATAATCCCTGCGGAATTTCCTTCCGCGCCTCGCCATGCTTTTCATGCGATAATTCGACTGCTCAAGAAGCTGATTGACAGACGTAGCGGTCTGATTCGCGCTGGTCTGCTGTCCGCGGATAGGCTCCGACATGCCTGAAATCAAATCCGTGACTTCGTGCTTTATGTATGACATAGCCTGAATAGCGTTATTGCTGACATCTGGGAATGGGATTGTGTGTATATTGTTCTTTGGGTCTTGCATTGGGTTGACAAAGCCAGGTTTGGGGGAATCGTCGCCCCCATACGCGCTTGGGTCTCCGAACATAAGTCCGAGCGCCGAGCGCGCGAGATTGCCCATCATCATGTAGCTTATCGAATTAACCATGTCCTGACTGTCGAGCATCCGATATACGGCAGAATCTCCATACTTACTCAACGTCTTGCGGATCGGTGTATAAATTGCGGAAGGATAGCGAAAAATCCCCTCATCCTTGGGAACCGGGTTCTCATGCACTCCGATGACGAGCTTATTGGCTCGATAGACCCACCTCTCGACGCCCTCACGCTGCATAAAGATGTCAAGGGCTACAATCTCATGGTGGCGGTTCGTCTGTGCGTCCAGGGGGAGCCTTGACCTATTTCTCTTCATTGAGATGCGGGGCTCGCCCTTGGTGTAGCCTCTTGCCCGGGCGTCGATATTTCTGACTACCGCCGCTTCGATGTCATCGTCGGCGAATAGGAACATCCCTGCTTTACGGAATTTCAGTAATTCGCCTAGTGTTGGGTATCTGCGCCAGTTATTCCAGCGGTCCTTGTGATGGTATGCGCCCTGCGGATCGAACCAGTAATCGAGAATATTTACGGTTTCGTCGTCTGGGCAGTTGCGCTCGAAATCCCACTGTCTGGCGACGATACCGGTTCCCTCTACCAGTGCGGAGTTTACAAGATCGTCGGCAATGTCCTCGGTGGGGATTTGCCATTCCTGCTGATAGTTTGATATTTCCTCGTATATCTTTGCCCCGGGTACGTCATTCCGTTCGCGCCCAAGAACCTCGGTATATTTCGGGCCACTACCGAAAACACGCTCTACAAGCCGCGCCTGCTGCTGCTGAACTGCCTCGAATACAAGCGGGTGAACCAGCGCGTGACGCTCAAGGTCAAGTTCTTTATCTGATTCTTGCTCCGAATAGGCAAATATGCTGGAGAGTCGTTCCTTATCGGCCTTCTGCTTTGAGTCCATGTTGTAATATTCACGACACAATTGCCACCGTGACTCAAGTTGGGAGCGGTCATCTTTCATGAACTGATGTACGCGGTCGCAATAGGTTTCGATTTCCTGCATACCATCACTGAATGACATACCGCCCTGATGATCCCATTCAGGCATCAATTGAGGGTTGAATGACGGGGGCATCTCCCCAGCCATCAAGTGTTTATCCATGAAATCGTATTTATAGACTGCCATCTGGTCCTCGCTTGTCAATTGTGCAATCAACGATAATCAAAAACACGCAGACGATAAAAATAATTCCGATAGCGCTCATTTTATGTATG